ATGAAAAAAATTCTACTCCCGGTGCTTCTGCTGGCAACTTCAGGCGTTGCGCTGGCGGCGCCGCAGGTGATTACCGTAAGTCGTTTTGAAGTAGGAAAAGACAAGTGGGCGTTTAATCGGGAAGAGGTCATGTTGACCTGTCGGCCAGGCCAGGCGCTCTATGCGATCAACCCCAGTACGCTGGTGCAGTATCCCTTGAATGACATTGCCGAACAGCAAGTGGCGGAAGGTAAAACGCGCGCTCAGCCTATTGCCGTCATTCAAATAGATAACCCGGCGAAGCCCGGTGAGAAAATGAGTCTGGCGCCGTTTATCGAACGTGCGAAAAAGCTTTGTGATCCATCCAAATAGCTGACTGATTTTTAATAAAAAACCGTAAACCTTCACGAAAAGGGTTACAGTTTTTTTATCTCTGATGACAAACATGGCGGCAGATTTTTTCAATCACCTTCGTCACAAACTGGAAAACCTGGCGTCGTCATCTATTCTTAAAGGGCAAGGCGACTTAGCCTGCATTAATGCCAACTTTTAGCGCACGGCTCTCTCCCAAGAGCCATTTCCCTGGACCGAATACAGGAATCGTATTCGGTCTTTTTTTAATAGCATTTGAAATCAATTAGTTACAAATATTTCCCCGAAATTCCCCGAAATTTACTCGAATTTCTGTATTCCGGTCTTTTTTGGTTATATCACAACCAAAATACATTTAACAATCCATTTACGTTAAAATCAGAGCAGTAAGTACGTTTTTTCTCTCTCATCAAGATACATTTTTGTTGTCTTCTCCGATGTGTGGCCAAGTAGACGTTGAGCAAATTCTTCCCCACATGTTTCTTTGTACAATCGTCCAGCCAGGCTTCTGATCTCGTGAAAAGTTGGTGGGTTTTCACTGAACTGGATACCTGTTAATTTTCTGGCTGCGACAAATTTTTTTGTCAGGCCGTCCGGGTGAATGCTGCCGTCAGGGCTGTTTTTTCTAATTCCGGCACTGATTAGATAATCCCCCCGACTTACCATGCGGCACCGTTCAACTACTGCACCAAGCCGTAAACCAGCGACCGGAAGGCTGAGTGACAGGGGGATAGCAATCATCATTCCTGTCTTAATTTGCCTGATGTGGAGACGATCATCATAAATATCACTGAACCGCATATTCGTTATGTCTTCGCGACGTTGTCCTGTTACAAGGGCTAAGTCCATAGCTAATGGGAACCATGTCGGAAGTTGATCTGCTGCCTCCCTGATGCAGTTGTATGTCTTTAGTTTCAGCCGTTCTCTTGTAACTACTATTTTCGGTGCTCTTGTTGGCGTTACTGGATTTTGAGATATACGCCCTTCAACAATGGCTTCGCGGAACATATCAGATAACACAGAACGCATTGATCCTGCCATCGTGTTTTTCCCTCCTTCAATCCACAAATCAAGAAACTCGGCAATATGGCGAGTGGTTATTTCTGTCAGTAAAATCCCTCCTAATTTTTCTTTTATTGTTTCCAGTTGATTTCCCCGAATTTTATAAGTATTTCTGGACACTTTTCTCCTTATAAGAATCGTTTTGTAACGTTCAATCCAGTCTGCCATAGTAAATGAGTCGAACCCTTTAAGTTTTTCAATTAAGGCAGCAGGAGAGTAGTTTTTGTATATATAATGATTTGCTTCAATTGCCTGCGCGATTGCATCTCTTCTTGAAATTTTACCTAGTGTAAATTCTTCTTTCGTCAGAGGGTTGCGCCAGTAATATGCTTTGTCCCTCCTTCGATATGTTAAGTTCCTAGGCAAATTGGGATCGTATTTTTTCCGCTGCATGTTTTAACTTCTCCAGTAACGGACTGTCTCTCCCTTGTCGCCCATTAGGCTGATGGTGTGTTATATCGGTATCAACCTTATTTGGGTTGATATAGAAAGCCTCCGGAACCACCCTGTAACTCCTCCCGTGTAGTTCAGGTGCAGGATAAATGTTTCCATTCCTTGCCCATCGTCTCAGCGTTGATATTGATGGTGGGTTATCCGGATATCTGAGTTTTCCCCACGTTTTGAGTGTCACAAGATTCATTGCCATACCTCTTACGATATGACCGCCAGTAAATATACAGAATACTGGCGGACGTGATTGATTTTTAATAATCAGCTATGAAGTTATAATTTGGATATAATGCAACTCACGAGGGCAGAAGTTTCTCGCAATTAAAATTTATCAGCTTTACTTTCTGCTCTCTGGAAACGCCTGCTTCTTTTTTCCCCGAGAGCATTTTTTCGCATTCCGATTTGGTTAACTTTGTTTTTGAGTACCTTGTCCAGTTAGTAGGAGTGCCACCTTCCTTTTCAATAGTGGCGGTAATTTTATACATGAACACCTCCATTATTATTTCCAGTGGTTCGTTTATTCCATCGTTCGAGTGCTTCTTTTTCACTTCCACCATAGCCGGTTCGGGATTCGCATCCGTTACACTTCGCGCGGTAATATCCTGAAATGGCTTTCACCGTTACTGATGGACAACCACAAAAAGGGCATGGTTTGACTTTTTCATACCGCATTGTCTTTTCTCTCATATAATAAAATTTTGTGATGGCGGTGAGGCTACACCGCCAAAGTCAATATCAGGAGCCGATATATTCTGGTTTCATATCTGTCAGTGTCGTTTTATACGCCTCATATAATTCACCCAGATGTGGCCGGGCAGCATTCAGCGTATTTTCCAGAGCAGTAAATTTTTGTTCTGCTTCTGGATCACCTGATGAAGGAAGGTCATTTATCATCTTCTCGATACTGGCAATAGCATTGAGACGGTGATGACGCCGAACCACTTTTCCTTTAAGCTCGGCAAAGAATTCGCCGATCTGGTTTTTCTGATCCTCTATCTCTTGGCGTAATGCAGTGGTTTCCTCAGTCGTGGCCGCGCTTTCGACACGCTGCCGGAATTCATCAATCCACGCTTCGTCAATACGCTGTTCGATGGTTTCTGTTCGCTGCTCGCTTACCTCGCTATAATTCTGTACCGGCACAGGATTGATGATTTTTTCCTGTGGCTCTTCCAGTTCGTCCGGGGTATACACGCCCAGGATGACGTCAGGACAATAAAGGCGAGCCCAGTATTTCAACGCCAGATAGGCGAGCTGTTGTTTCGGGTTTGAGGTCCATAAAGGAGAATTACGCGTAATCACGCTGGAAAGAAACACCGGTTCTCCCCAGGTAATCTCACTTTCACCGCGAAGAACTGCACCAACTCGAACTGAGAGACCATACTCATCTTCACTGGTCCAACATGGGATCGTTTCTTTTTTCTCATAGATTCCGCCTCCTTTGGCCGTTTTCTTAACGGTCTCCACTCGGGTGCGAGAGCATTTCTCCCAGTCTCCCTCGTACTTGTAATGGAAGCGGCCTACAATTGCACTTGAGCTAGAGATCACAGCGTTAACCAGTTGTGCTTCATAACCCAGAACTCCGTTTACCAGGTGTGTTTTCTGAGCCACAGCGTAGGGGTTCATGCCCCATTGCATGGCTTGCATGATGATTGCCATGCAGTCGGCAGGATTTCCGCGAAGGTGATCGGGAACTGTGACGGTGGCCTGTGACATCAACCCGGCTACTGCCTGAAGTTGCGTCAACGCCTGAACGTTAAAAATAGTGTTACTGGCAGAAATGGTATTTGGTGTCTGCTCTGTCGTGATGATATTGGTATTTTGCATGGTCAGGTTCTCCATTAAGCCAGATGCAGTGCTTCAAGACGACGAAGATCAAAGTCGTTTAATTCGTCGGTATAACTTTCGGTAATCGGTGCTGGCCAGTTGTTTGTCTCTAGGGCTTCGTTTATCTGGCGTAGCGTCCGGCGATATTCCTGTCGACCAAGTTCCAGGAGTTCCTGCGAGGCTTCCACGACAGCCACCCAGTGATAGCCAGCATCTTTGTTGACGAAGATCCAGAAAAATTTGTCCAGGTTTGCCACATCGCAATACATTGCGGCGCTGAGGTGATAATCACGCTCAATAATTTCACGGTGCAGGCGATCTTTAAGTCGTTCCTGCCGCACATAACCGAGGCTGACTGACTTCACGTCAGCGCAAATGCTTTCGTATGGCAGCCGGATTTCGATATCAGGACGGACCCTGATTTCCAGCCCGGTTTCTTCATCAAACCCGAAATAGCTGATTTCAGATTTGCGATCCGGGTGGTTGAGTAGCCTTGCTGCATCAGTATTGTTTTGCATTGCAGCGTGAATATTTTTTGCCTGTTCATACATATCCGGACTGATAAACGTTTTCCCGGCGTTTTCTTCTTGCTGGCGTTTTTGCCAGTCCTCCAGTGTCACCAGTTCCGGGCGAATTTTCCGTGCGATTTCGGTTAATTGCTCTTTTGTGCCACTGATGTTGTAAGGCAAAGATTTAGCACGTTCTTTTTTTGCCAGTTCTGGGTCTACAGTTTCAATTTGATCCAGAAGCTGCTCCCGTGCTCCACTGGTTTTCAACAGAGGAGGGAGGCTTGCGTTGTATTCTTTAATACAGGCTTTCATTGCTGATGCTGTATGTTTTTCCCCCTCAGGAATACGCCGAAATTCCACCGGAAGCGAACCGTAAAGGATGCCTGTTTCTTCGGCCCCAGCACTTACAGACAGTGGCTGTATAAGAGTGCTGTTGTAGCTTTCGATCCACTCTTTCATCTGCTCTGGTGTCATCAGTGCTGGCAGATTGGCATTGTGTTTTTTAATGATGGCGATCAGTTCGTTAGAAGTAGTAACCACATATTCAGGAACCGGTACCGGAATGGCATATTCATCAGCGAATTTATCCGTTTCCAGAACATAGCTGTGAATGATCCGCCCACGCAGCAGTGCATCACTTTCCTCGTTCGGAATAGTTCCGGCAATGTGCCGCCCGTGGTAATACATCAGGCTGATACGGGCATCCTTCAGCATCGTGCTGCTTATTCCGTTGGCGGAGTGATAAACCTCGTTCGGGAGGTTTTCATAGCGGCCTGGCTCGAAATATGACGGCCACATGATTTCAGTTGCTACAGGAGCTGATGCTTCACCAGTTTCATCACTGCAATCGTGATGCGGATGGTTGCCAGCGTTCTCCTTGTGCGGATGTTCAGCGCCTTCCATTTCCTCCTGATCATTTTCCTTAGCTTCAACCTGATTCTCTTCATCGAATGTTTCCTGGTATGTTGCGTCGCCCATTACCGCACCACAGTCAGGGCTGTTATCCCCGCCAGTCTGACCGCAGGCGGCGCAGACTTTTTCCGGTTCCTGTTGCGCTTCTGGTTCATTTTGTCGCGCATTTTGGCCGTTTTGTTCCGATTTTCGGTCGTTCTGTTCCGTTTTTGGCTGATGCTGGTACACAGAATCGCGGGTCTGGATCCCCTTAACCCATTTCGGATCATTCGGGTCGCTAATCCCTTCAACAAATTCTCCGCGATAGGCAGCCAGTAATTTGTCTGCATCGACAGGATTTTTGGGCGGAATGTTTTTCCGGGCTTCATGGAGTTCTGCCCGCAGTTTCTGATATTTCGCATCAACAGAATTTACCTGTGACTGAGCATCCAGCGGCTGCGTGTCCTGATGATGTTCAGTTGCATCCGGTTCCACTGTTTCAGCCGTTGCCTGTTCATCTGCCATTGCGCAAGATGGTTGCGGTTTTTCTTCATCATCCTGTTTTTCTTCTTCTGTTACACGCTGCGGCATCGGGGCAGAGGAGCGACCGCAGGCAATATCCACGATTTCCGGATCAGGGTTGGCATGATCGGTTTCAGTCAGTACTTTGTTCAGATATTCAGTGACGTGCGCGGGGATGACCTCGATCCCAATTGGTGCTTCTTTCACGGACGCAACCACGATGGCGCGGGAATAATCCAGCCCGCCAGGCATGGTGATGAATTTGTCGCGGAAAACAGAAAAGGGCGGTTTATTTTCAGCGATAATTTCCTCAATGCGTTTAGCGTGTGCCGGATGAAGGTTATAGATGTCCACGTCCATTGAACGGGCCAGTACGCCAGTGGCTACATCGCGCGCCAGTGACGTCAGATCGTGGACGAAACCTTCGCCGCGATCGGTGAGGTTCCCGCCGCCAGCATTAGCACCGGAAGCCGTGCGAGTGATGCGTGAAACACGATTCCCTTTTCGCCATTCTTTTGTCAGAAGACCGCGATCAATGTGTTCGGTATCCAGCCAGGCTGAAATGAAATTCTTAAATTCATAGGGCTGATGTTTTTTCGTGATAGAGAAAACTGCCTTAATTGCATCAGTCAGGCGGAGCAGGGCGGCATTATCCAGAGTTGTCGGTTCTGCCATGCCGCGTATGGCCAACAGCAGATTCTGGACATAGCTGTTTTCCTGATCCATCTCAAGAGCAGTGATGTGTTCGCGTTGTTCACGGGTGGCATGATGCAGGTATTTCCGATCCCCGGCCGCATACGTAAAAATGTGCAGAAGACGCTGTGTGAACCGCAAAGTGGCTACAGAGACTTCGCAATCCTGGCAATCCCCGTGGGCGTCTGCCTGTGTCAGCGCCAGTGATATAAGACGGTAATT